CAAGCTTGCCCGCCTGTGCAAGTCCTTGACGCCAGAAGAGACCATCGCGCTGTTGTCCGATTGGGACCTGTGGTCCTTGAAGTATCAACGGTTGCCGCCTGGCAAGTGGCGACGTTGGCTGCTGCGTTGTGGACGGGGTGCTGGGAAGACGCATACCGGCGCTCGCACAGTCAACGAAGTGGCGCGCGACCGAAGCAAAATCAAGACCGGCGAAATCGGAATCATTGGCCGCACACTTGACGAAGCTCGCTTCGTCATGGTCGAAGGTTCGTCAGGCATCTTGGCCAACGCGCCCATGGATTTCGTCCCGCTGTGGGAGCCTGGCAACAAGATGTTGACCTGGCCCAACGGCGTGCGCGGCCGCATCTTCTCCGCGGACAAACCGGAACAGATGCGTGGTCCGAACTGGGCCTTCATCTGGGGCGATGAACCTGCCCACTGGGCCGACCCTGAAGACACCTGGTGGAAGGTGATTGAACCCGCGCTGCGCATCGGCTGGGCCCGGGCCATGCTGACTTCGACCCCCATTCGTGACCCGTTCCTTGAAAAGCTGGAAGCCCGTGGCGACACCGTGCTGACCACGGCGTCCACGTATGACAATCCTTACTTGAGCAAGTCCGTCATTGCGAGTTTTCACGAGCAGTACGATGGCACCACCATCGGGCGCCAAGAGATGCTTGGGGAGTATCTGCCCAGTTCGGAACATGCGCTGTGGAATCAGGAACTGATTGACAACTTCAGGGTACGCGACATCCCGCGACCCTTCGCCCGCGTGGTGGTGGCTGTTGACCCAGCCGTGACGGCCCACGAGAAGTCCGATGAGACCGGCATCATCGTCATTGGCCTGGGCTTCGACGGTGACGCCTACGTGCTGCAAGACCGCAGCCTGAAGGGCTCTCCCCATGAGTGGGGTAAGACCGCCATCGCGGCCTACCACCGTTGGCAGGCTGACGTCATCGTTTGTGAGACCAACAACGGCGGAGACTTGGTGGAGTCCAACATGCGTGGCATTGACCACCGCATCCATGTGAAGCAGGTTCGGGCGTCTCGGGGCAAAGTCATCAGGGCCGAACCTGCGGTGGCTCTGTACGAGCGCGGCAAGGTGCATCACCTGAACGTGCTGACCGAACTGGAAGACCAGATGGTGACCTGGGAACCGCACCGTGCTTTCGGGACATCGAAAAACAAAAGCAAATCTCCGGACAGATTGGACGCCCTCGTGTGGGGTCTTTACGAACTGTACCTTGGCGAAGATAGACCGGCCGGAAATATCCGGGCCTACTTGTGAACACCATGACCACATCACGCGCAGACGCATACTCCAACGTCATCACCGGCCTGGGCACCGACCGGGACAAGTCATCCGGCGGGGGCTTCCAAGTACGTGGCCAGCTTGGCCCGACTATCCTGTCCGATGTGTACGAACAGGACGCCATCGCGGCCCGCATCATCGACCGGTTGCCGGATGACGCTACGCGTGAAGACATCACGCTGACCAGCGTAGATGCCAAGGTGGACTTTGAAGCCGTCCTGTCAAATCTGGATGACCTTGAAGCGCTGAACAAGGTGGGTGACGCCTGGCGATGGGCAAGGCTCTATGGCGGGTCCCTGCTGTTCATGAACGTCAACGACGGCAACAAGATGGATGAACCGCTGGACCTGGCGAAGGCCAGCAAACTGTCATCCCTGCAGGTCATCGAATCGCAGTTCGTTCTTCCCACGAAATTCAACCCAGGGCTCGGTGCTCGAGCCTTCCGCAACCCTGAGTTCTACGATGTGGTGTTGCCCCTCGGCACCGGCACCAACATGCGGAAGATTCACCGCAGCCGCGTCATCCGGTTCGACGGCGTCCGGGTGCCGCCCACCCGCATGATTCAGGGCAACGGCTGGGGGCCATCCGTTCTTGACCGTGTGTTCACGGAGGTGTCACAGATTGGTGAGGTGATGGGCTACAGCCGCAACATCATCCACGATATCTCGTTGATGGTCCTGCAGATTGAGGGCTTCCGGGACATGCTGATTGGGACCGACAAGGACCAGCAGGAAGCACGGGCCATCCTCGAAAGCCTGAAGTACAACGCCGACAACCTGCACATGTTGGCGTTGGACTCCAAGGACAAATACATAGAAGTAGCGCGCACCGTCTCTGGGCTGACGGAGTTGATTGACAAGTTTGTGGACGCGCTGGTGCGAGCCACGGAGATGCCGCGCACCATCATTCTGGGTGAACAGCCCAGCGGCCTGGGCTCCACAGCCGATGCGGAGATTCGGTCTTGGTACGATTCGGTGGCCAGCCAACAGAAGCGCGTGTTGACTCCCGCGCTGAACCGTCTGCTTGAAGTCATCTTCGCTATCCGCGATGACAACATCAGCGAATGGGTGATTGACTACGCTTCTCTGTGGCAGCCATCCGCCAAGGAGCAGGCCGAGACCTACAACGCGTGGTCCCAAGGTGATGAACGCTACATGCTGAACGGCGTGCTGGGTGAAGACCAGGTGGAACAGCTGTTGGTCACGCGGGGGTTCTTGCCTGATGGCGTCCAAGAGTAGACGCCTGGGCTTCGCACAGCCCTTTCCGCAGAAGAAGGCGGCGGCACTCGGCCGAACTTTCCAGCAGCTGAACACCAACACGATGGCTCTGGCTCGCGAGACCATGGCCGGTGCGCTGGATTCTCGCGACCCAATCCAGATTGAGAATGCATTGCGCCAGTTTGAAAACGGCTTGGCTGGAACAATGCCGGACGTGGCCGGGGCGGCGCGACGGGCGGGGCAGCGGGCGGACAGAGCGCATAGACGCCTGTTCCTTGACGCTGTGACCCGGACCGTACGCGCCCCGGTCATCAGTCCTGACAACCCTGTCGTTGAAGTTGGTGCGCGCCCTGGTGCACTCCCGTTGCTGATGCCCGGCAACATTGAACCGTCCCTGTCCGTGGACATCTTCGAACGTGAGAACGAACGACTGATGGACAAGCTGCAGGGCGGCATCGTTGATGGCATGCGTCAGCGCATTGCAGAAGTTGAAGACCCTGCGGAGCTCATGCAAGAATGGGAAGACTTCGGCATGCCGTCGCGCGTGGGCAAGCAAGTGACCAACGTGGAAGCTCACGCCATGCTGATTGCCAATGACCAGATGGGGACGATGATTGGGGAGATGACGCGCAGCCGTCAGCAGTCCGTCGGCATCACAGAGTTCGTGTGGCGCACGAAGGGGGACGGCAAGGTTCGGGAGCAACATGCCGATTGGAACCGCAAGGTGTTCAACTGGAATCAAGGCGCCGGCGGGGGCACCTTCCCAGGCGAGCCAATCAACTGTCGGTGTTGGGCCCAGGCCGTGATTGACCCGGTGCTGATGCGCGAGTCAATGCAGCAGATTGAAGCTGCTTAGGGCATTTCGCATGCACAGCGATAATGTGCACTCCCATCCTGACTTGCCCGATGGCCGCGTAGCAATCTCCAATCTTGATGACCTCTCCGCAGGCATTACAACGCCAGTGCTTGTCACCCCTGGGACGTCCTTTGCGATTGAAACGTCTGAGAATCATTTGTGATTCTCCAGAACTTCGAACAGGTTCTTCTGCAGCTTCTCTGCCTTCTTCATGTCCATGGGTGCGGTGGTCCACACTTCCTTCCAGGCCTGTGCGGCCGCGGTCACTGCGTGCTCAATGTGCGGGTCTTCCCGCAGCAGTAGCGTCCCGTCTGCCTTGAAGTATTCCGTGATGATGCGGACGGGGTCACCATCTTCACCGGTCCCAAATCGGGAGTCCACCTTCAGCAGCTGCACAGATTCTAGCATGACAACGTTACTTCCCACGAAGCCTCCACCAAGCCAGCACCCACAGCGGGGGGATAAGTAGGAATAGCCAGTGCCACCCTTTGGCACGGGCGTACATTTGAGCTTGGATAGCCGGTGTGGGCATTGAATCCTGACACTCCTGAATGCATGTACTTCTCTGTTGAATGCACGAATCGTTGGCCTCGGGGGCACACCCCAGTATCTCAGCGTCTAAAAGACAATCTACCGCCGCGTCACCACACATCGCGTAGCACACCCGCACGTCGCAGTCGGAGGCGCAATCCCCCGCTGTGTAGCACTCGGCGAGCGCGATGTCGTACGGGATGCCGCACGCAATCACGCAGGCGTCCGCGAGGCAATCATCCTGCCACGCAGGTCCGCATGCTGCCGCGCAGTCGGCAGCCTCCTGCTTTTCTGGGAGGTCATCACACATCGCAGGGACATTGCAGATTCCAGAACACACGATGCCATCCCACGGGGGAGGTCTGTCTCCAGTGGAGCCGCCCGTGGAACCTGCCACAGCAGTCGTGGACGTAGACGTGGTCGTGGACGTTGAGCTGGTAGATGTCGGACTGGACGTTGCGCTGGTGGATTCAACACCACCGCTGGACTCGTCCCCGCCTGCGCTGGACCCACCTACACCTCCGGTTGACCCCGCGCCCGTCGACTCGTCCACCACCCCTCCTGTTCCACCCCCACCCCCAACGCTGGTGGCTCCGCGATATGGAATCTGCTCTGCCCCGCAGGCGGAAAACAGAACGACTAGGATGAGTCTGTTCATCGTCTCTTCTTCCATTCGGCGTAAAGGTGACGGATGAAATCGGACAAGGACAACCCCAGAGATTTGGCGGAAGCCCTGAAGCTTCTCTTCTCTCCGGCGGTTGTCCGCACCGTCATCATCTTGTCAGCAATGACTTTGTTTCTGCGTGGTCTTCCGAGTTTCATCACCACTCTCGGTTCTTTCGCTTGGTAAGGACTGCAATGGCACTGAATGCGAATACGGGTGGAAAAATATATTGCCACCATGCTGTGGTGTCTAGCATCGCCAACGAGCACCAGCCAGAGCAGGTGCCGAGGATTGCGGACACGTAATCAAAGTTTCGTTTCATGGTCTTCCGAGTTTCATGTATGTGTCAACCTGTAGGCGGCTTCTGCCTGTTGGGGACAAACCGCATTCCCTACGGCTCTAAGTCTGTCCATTTTTCGGGGAACCCCATCAGCCATTCCCAAAGCTGTGGATGTGGGCTCCCCCCAATCCTTCCGCACAGGTCTTGGAGCCTGCGACATCCCGGCCACTTTCGCATTGAAGGTGCGAGTTGATTTGCTTTCGCCGTGGGTCGCGGCAATGAAGATTCTATCTCCGGTGAACGGGGCCCCCACCGCGGCGGCCGACATGAGAAGTGGCATCGTGGGGTATCCGATATCCCACAGGTCAGCC